AGATACTTACATGGTCAAAAAAAGACCAATATTCTCCCTGTGGAACACCCTCTCCACCCCATTTGTTAAGGTGTACGCATGACGACGGTAGCTAAATTCAAGCGGAAAGAGGGTGCGCCCTCCCCTTATGACCCCCTTGTCTATCCACGACAGGCTGAGGTCATGTACAGCATCGGTGCGCTGGATAAGGATGTTGCTGCATTCTTTGGTGTGACACGTAAATGCGTGGAGGAATGGGGGCGTCGCTACAAAGAGTTCGGTTCCGCGATACAAAATGGACGCGATGCCTACCACACCAAAAAGATCGAACGCTGCTTGCGGGAACGCGCCACTGGCTACGAATACGAAGAGGTGACGATTCGGGAAATCAAGATCAAGCAAGGCAAGGGGCAAGCGTCCTTACCCGCCATTGAAAAGATTACGGTAAAGAAAAAGGTTCCTCCGGACGTTACCGCCATCATGTTCTTCCTGCAGAATCGCCACGCTGCTCGCTGGAAGAATGTCCGGTACTCCGAAAACAATGTGAACGTCCGTGGTGATCTGACGACGACTGAACGCAAGGAATTGATGGTGGATCTACGTGGAATGACGAAAGGTGAACTTGAGCTCTTACGCCCCATTATTGAGCGTCAAGCAGCGGAAGCCCAGTCAAAGGACGCTTCAGAGCGAAGCGATGCCTCTGCGGTTGCCCTCGCTCGACGCAATTGATCAGGAACTTTGCCTGCGATCGCTACGCCACTTTGTTCAGGTGTTCTGGCGTAACGTTGAAACGGCCGAGTTCGTTCCTGGGTGGCACATCGATGCCATCTGTGAGCATCTGGAAGCCTGTTCCACTGGCCAGATCCGCCGCCTGATCATCAACATCCCTCCTCGCCACGCAAAGTCCCTTACCGTGTCCGTCTTCTGGCCAGCGTGGGACTGGTACGCAATGGACTGCGCTCGCAAGAGCCTCTTTTCCTCCTACGCAGAAAGCCTCAGTATCCGCGACAGCGTCAAGTGTCGGCGAATCGTGGACACGGAGCGTTACATTCGCTGGATGCGCGATCGCGCGCACGACATCACCCTCACGCCTGAACAGCAAAAGCTCTACAAGGACTGGACGCTCACGTCGGATCAGAACACCAAGATTCGTTACGACAACAATGCGGGAGGCTATCGTCTAGCCACCAGCGTGGGTGGAGCGTTGACTGGTGAGGGGGGCGATCACATTGGCGTAGACGATCCCCACAACGTCATTCAGGGTGAATCCGCTACCGTGCGCGAGGGAGTCATTACGTGGTGGGATGAGGCCATGTCTACCCGACTGAACAACGCCAAGACTGGCGTCTACGTCATCATCATGCAGCGTATCCACGAAAAGGATCTTACTGGCCACTGCCTGTCTAAGAACAACAAGGAGTGGACACATCTTTGCCTGCCTGCCCGATACGAGGGAAAGAACCGTGTGATTTCCCCTGTCCTGAAGTACGAGGATCCACGGACTAAGCTGGACGAGCCTCTGTGGCCAGTGCGAATGGACGAGCCTCAGCTGCGTGAACTGGAAGCAGCGATGGGTGCCTATGCGGCAGCAGGGCAACTCCAGCAGAATCCTTCTCCACGCAAGGGTGGTCAGTTCGAGCCTGAGAACATCAAGATCATCAAGGGATTCGACGGAAAGACATGGAGAGCGGCCGGAAAGATAGAACGTTCGGTTCGTTACTGGGACAAGGCAGGCACCGAGGGTGGGGGCAAGCGCACCGCAGGCGTTCTCATGCACAGGATCAACGAGGCTTCCATGCCTGGCACTCGCTACGTAGTGGAGGACATCGTCAAGGGCCAATGGTCGTCATCCAAGCGGGAAGCTATCATCGAAATGACTGCCAAGATGGATGGGCATCATGTGGAGATCTGGACTGAGCAGGAACCAGGGAGCGGAGGAAAGGAATCAGCCGAGAACACCATCAGGCGATTGGCTGGGTTCAACGTCAAGGCCGATCCCGTAGGCGCCAGTGATGGAAACAAGGAACGACGCGCCGAACCTTATTCCTCCCAAGTGTCCATAGCGGGTGTGGCGATGGTGGAAGCTGACTGGAATCGTGAGTACATTGAAGAGTTGCGGATGTTCCCTCGGGGGACGTTCAAGGATCAGGTGGACGCTTCCAGTGGAGCGTTCAACAAGTTGAGTCTGCATGGGAAACGTGCTGGTACGTGGTAGAAAGGAACCGTAGTATGAAAAAGCAAGTAGTGAAGATAAACGAGGCGCAGATGGTCAAGGCATTGTCCGATGTTCTAGCGTCGCGCATGTTGTTGGCCCAGCGGTCTGGCTCTGTGTCCACATTCGACGGGAAGCGGAACGTGTACACGTCCTGTGGCTACCCGAAGGAAGTCAAGCCGGACGACATGCTGAAGAAGTGGACACGGCAGGACATTGCGCGACGAATCGCCAATGCCTACCCCGATGCCTGCTGGCGCACGCCTCCGGATGTCTACGATGTGGAGGAGTCAGACGAGACCGCTTTCGAGAAACGGGTCCGCGAAGTGACCACAGATCCCCAGCTGAAGTTCTGGCAGCGAATCATCCGGGCTGACAAGCTGGCGCAGGTCGGACGGTTCAGCGTGGTGTTGCTTGGCTTCAACGACGCCAAGGTCAATGAGCCTGATCAGCCTGTCCAGTCAGCTACGGAGTTGCTGTTCATGCGCCCCTTGCACGAGTCGCGGGTGATGATCGCTGATTGGGTCAAGGACAAGCGGGATCGGCGGTACGGTCTGCCCGAATCCTATCAGCTCAACTACACGGAAGAGAATGGGACGTCCGTTGTCAACCTGAAGGTCCACCACACGCGAGTGCTCCACTTGGCTGAGGACTGTCTGGAGAGCGACGTCTACGGCAACCCCAGGATTGAGCTTGTGTTCAATCGTCTGCTTGATCTGGAAGCGGCAATGGGCGGCAGCTCCGAAGCCTTCTGGCGTGGAGGCTTTCCTGGTATGTCCTTCGAAATGGATCCCACTGCCATCGTCACCGACACCGACAAGAAGGACATGAAGTCTCAGTTCGAGACCTACATGCACGGACTGACTCGCTTGCTCACGTTGCAGGGGGTTCAGGCGAAGCCTCTGTACGGGCAGGTCGCCGATCCCCGCTTCCTCACCGAGTGTGAGATCAAGATGATCAGTGCGGCCACGGGCATCCCCGAACGGCTACTGACGGGAAGCGAGCGTGGGGAGTTGGCGTCCAGTCAGGATCAGGAGAACTGGGAAGGCAAGGTCCGCGAGCGACAGAACAACTTTTGCCGGACGGAAGTCGTTCTTCCGCTGTTCGGACGGTTGGTCGAGGTCGGGGTGCTGCCGAAGCCTCAGGGGGAAGAGATCAAAGTGGACTGGCCGAAGGCTGAGTTGACCGAGAAGGACAGGCTGGCCAATTCCAAGATGAAGGTCGATGTCATGTCGGCATACGTCAACGGCAATGTCAACCAGTTGATGAGTCCCGACCAGTTCCTTGTGGAGGTCATGGAAATGGAGCCTGACCAAGTGGAAGCCATTCTGGAAGCGACTGCTGAGTATCTGGAGGAGAAGGCTGAGGACGATGCGGAGAAGTTGGCTGAACAGCAGGAGGCAATGGGGGAAGACCCGAACGCTGATCCCGAGGAAGAGCCTGATCCCGAAGCGGCTGCGTTGGCTAAGAAGCTGAAGGCCAACGGAGGGGAAGGCTCGGGGATCGCCGGACACACCACAGCGAAGAAGGATTCCGAAGGGGGTCATAGCCAGGAGGCATTCAATCAACTGACCGTTCCTGTCCGTAAGAAGGCATTGCTTGGCGAGAAGGTCGTGTTTCTCAACGACAAGGGTGCTGTGACCGTTGGCGCTTTGAATGGTTTCCGTGATGGTTCGTACGAGATGATCCTTTCGGATGGATCGAAGACAAGGGTGCTGTGACCGTTGGCGCTTTGAATGGTTTCCGTGATGGTTCGTACGAGATGATCCTTTCGGATGGATCGAAGACAACCAAGCCACGTGAGGCTGTTCGCCAGATCAAGGGGCAGAAGAAGCCTCGGGATGTTTGATTTTCTGTGGACATCACACCGTACTGAGTTATTCGAGAGAAAACAATGACAACTGCCCATCAACATAGTGAGAAACTGAGTGCGCTTCGCCGTCGCTTGGGTTCGATACGCGTTGGCGCTGGTTCGTCGCGTAATCTCTACGGTAACGTGGTTGGTGTGATGTCTACTCATTCTGATACTTGTCTAGCAGCCTCGAGGCGTCTGCCGCTGGAACAACACACGCAAATTCACGGTAAGTGTTCCTGTGGAGACGTAGGGAGTCGCTCAGACGACGTTCTGAGGGTTCTAGCGGGTCGCAAAGGTGTCGTGAAACGCCTAGCACGTGCCCAACGAATGGACTACACCCAAACCACAATGCTTCGCCGAGCCTTTGAGCGTGAATTGAAAAGACGGTTTGCGGTGATCAAACGGGCGATCGTGGATTTGGTAGTGACGCAGGACTGCTTCGGACTGGTGCCGGAGAAGCACACACTCAGGGCGTTGGGTGGAGCAGGGAGTGGGACCTTTGGACATAGTG